CAATCTTTGATGATTTTGAAATGGTGGATTCAATTGATGTTACTAACACAAAATTTGTTGCATTTGGAATGGACTGGGGATTTGCACAAGACCCAACGGCATTGGTTGCTATTTATCGTAACAAAGATGAATTGTACTTACACGAATTGTTATATGACAAAGGATTAACAAATCAAGACATAGCAAACAAATTAAAGTATTATAACATTAATCGTTCATTTGAAATTGTTGCTGATTCAGCAGAACCAAAATCAATTGAAGAAATCCGCAGATTAGGTTATAACATTGTACCAGCAAAAAAAGGTCCAGATTCCATACGGAATGGGATTGACATTTTAAAAAGGTATAAATTGAAAGTAACAAAAGAAAGCGTAAACCTAATTAAAGAATTTCGTTCATATACTTGGGCAACAGATAGAGATGGTAACACAACTGGCATTCCAATTGATTCATTTAATCATTGTTGTGATGCAATCCGATATGTTGCATTGAACAAACTTGGTGTTACCAATTCTGGCAAATACACAATTTTAAATACATAACAATGAAAAAAATCCACTATTACCACATTTATGTTAATGAGATTAACATAACATCATTAATCGTATTGCAACATTTTAACACAATATGCAATTGGGCATTAATAGAAGAACTTGAAGAAATTAGAATAGGCATTGTTGGCAAACCAGAATTGCGTAAATTAATCAAAGAAATGTTACACCAGTCAATGGTCAAAGACAAAATTAAAATCATTATTGAGCGAGGTTCTGGGGATGAATATGTAACATTAGAAAAAATGCGAGAAGCAAGTTTGATAGAAGATAATGTGTTATATTTTTATGGTCATACAAAAGGTTCATTTAGACCAACATTGTCAAATATGATATGGGCAAGGACAATGTTATTTTATAATGTTGTTCAACGCAGAGCAATATTTCAAAAACTTGAAAACACCAAAATAGATTGTGCTGGTGCTTTTTGGCTAACACAATCTGAACATCCGCAAATTATACAAGATGACCCAAATGGAACATCATTTTTTGGTGGTAACTTTTGGTGGGCAAAATCAAGTTATGTTAGAACATTGCCACAAGTTGCTAAACAAACACGATATCAATCCGAAAGATGGATTGGCTTAAATAACCCAACAATATATTCAACAACACCAACAGATTGGCATCCAAATATGAATCACGCACATTTTATTATATTCTAAAACCATAAAACCAAAAAAATATGTATTCACAAATAGACACAACAAATCCGATACTTGGAATAGAAATTGGAGTTTGGGAAGGAGCAAATGCAAAAAGATTGTTAGACAAATTTCCTAATCTAACATTGATTGGAATAGACCCATTTGAAGGGTATCAAGATTGGTGGGGATTTATTAACAAAGAATTTATGTCAGAAAGAGAACGCATAGCAACTGAAACATTAAATCCATATGTAACAAATGGTAGATTTACGCTTATCCCAAAATATAGTGATAAAGCATTAGAGGAATTGGAAGATAACAAATACGATTTTATCTATGTTGATGCAGACCATTCATACAAATGGGCATTACACGATATAACAAATTACTGGAACAAAGTAAAACAAGGAGGTATTTTATGCGGTCACGATAGAAGTTTAGATGGTGTTAGAAAAGCATTGCAAGAATTTACCAATAACATAGGAAAAGAATTTATTGTTACAGAAGAACCACAAGAAGATAGTTGGTACATTATAAAATAACACAATGAAAAAACCATTTGCAATATTTACAATAGCAAAAGATGAATCTGTTATTTTACCATTATGGTTAAAACATTATCGTAAGACATTTGCAAACGAAGATATTTATGTGTTAGACCACGAAACAAAAGATAAAAGCACAGAAAACATTGGAGTTAATGTTATACCAATATTTAATCCAGAGGCTGGCAGACATACTTGGCTGGTAGAACAAGCACAAGCATTCCAAATAGAATTACTGGAAAAATACGAAGTTGTGTTATACACAGATGCAGATGAAATTATATACACAACAGAAGATAAAAGTTTGTTAGATGTGTTAGAAGAATTTAGGCAAAGTAATCATCAATATGTAAATTGTGTTGGTTATGAGATAGTGCATATAATGGAAGAAGAAGCACCATTAAATTTGTTGTTACCAATAATGGAACAAAGAAACAAATGGTCAAGAGAGCCATTATATGACAAACCATTAATAACAAAAGTTCCATTGCAATATGCGGTGGGTTTCCATTATGCAAAATATATTAATAGTAACAATTATTATAATCCAAATAATTATTGTTATAATTTGCACCTTTTACATTTGCACAGAATGGATTATAACATAATGTTGCAAAGACATATTTGGAAAAATACAGAATGGAATTTAGCAGATGAAGGTGGATTAGGCTTTCATAATCGTCAGTATCAAGAAGAAGAAATAAAATCATTAATGATAAATGGTTATGCTGGTGGAATAGGTATTTTTGACATTCCATTAGAACACAAAACAAAATTAAATTATTTATAATGTATTACGAAAGAATATTTGGGTGGTCGCAAATGGAAACCCAAGGAGCAATGTTAGAACATTTTATTACAGAAAGTAATTGGAAATCAAAAAAGAAAATACGCATTGCAGAAATTGGTGTATTTCGTGGAAGAAGCATTGCAATATTTCACGAAGTGTTATGCAAACATATTATACCTCACGAAATAATAGGCATAGACCATTTTGAAGGTAGTCCAGAACATCAAAGCGGAATGTACCCAATGCCTAATTATGAAGAAGCCTTACATCATATTAATAACATAAAGCAAAATAATTTATTAGCAGAAAATATAACATTAGTAAAAAGTAATAGTTTAGATATAGTTAATAGTTATGGTAACAATACTTTTGATATGGTTTATATTGATGCGTCACACGAATACGAACCAGTAAAACAAGACATTCAATGTTGGAAATCAAAAGTAAAAAAAGGTGGATATTTATGTGGGGATGATTATTGTACAACTTGGAATGGTGTAATGAATGCAGTTGATGAATTGATACCAGAAAGAAAAATTATCTCATTCACACAATGGTACATAAAATTATAAAATAACACAATATGAAACTTACGCAATTAACAATTAATCAATTTCAGCAAGTTGCTAACATTGAGTTTACGCAAGAACTGGATATGTTAGACAAAAAGATTGGTGTTATATCTGTGGTTGACAAAAAATCGTTGGATGAATTGTATCAAGAACAACCGATACACATCCATAAACGATATACAGAAATCATAACACAATGGAACAAACTACCAGCAATAATCTTTAAAACAAGGTTTAAGGCTGGGAACAAATGGTACAAACCAATATTGTACACCAATGAATTGAATGCTGGTCAATTAATAGATTTGATGTCTTATAACACAAGCAATGAGCAAGAACTTGTAAAAAACTTGCATAACATTATGGCTACATTGTGTTGTGAGTGCAAGTTCTATAAATGGATGCCAGAAAAGTACACATCCGCAACACATCAAAAACGAGCAGAACATTTGTTACACAATGCAAAAATCAAAGATGTTTGGGGAGTTGTTAGTTTTTTTTTGTTGAGTTCAGAAAGTTACTTGAAGGCTTTGCAGACATATTCCAAGAACCAATTGACCAAGATATAACAAATGATGAACCACAAGACAATGGGCAAGGCATAGATTTGTTATCACAATATGGATGGCTATTGGTTGTTTACCAAATGGCAAACAAGGATATGTTAAAATTCAAGGAAGTTTATGAATTATCGGCATTGGAATTTTTGAATTATGCCGTAATGTTGAACGATATAAAAAAGCAAGAAGAATGGGAGTTGAGGATGTCAATGAATAACACATAACACTATTTTGACAAAAGTGTATTTGACAATATGTTGGTATTCAAACTAAAATTAAAGGTTCAATCTGGTGGCAAATTGACAGAAAAGGATTTTGATTCCTTAAAGGAAATTGGCATAACAACAGAACCAAATAACAATGAATTGGATGAAGATGTCAAAGTAGTGGCATCGTTTGTCAAAGATGCAATTGACAAAATGAAAAGTGAATTGTTATCACAAAAAGCATATACATCACGCAGAGGATTAATTCAAGGCATAAAAGCAGAACCAATAATGGTAAACAAAAAGAAAATTGTTATAGCCATTACTGCACCATCGTATTGGGATTTTATCAACGAAGGTGTAAAAGGTAGGGATAGTGTTAAAAGTGGTGCTGAAAATTCCCCATATCAATTCAAGGACAAGCCACCACCATTAAAAGCAATGTTACAATACATCAAAGCAAAACCATTGCAAATTGATGTTACACCAAGAAAAAACAAAAGCGGTAGGGAATTGAAAGTAACAAAGCGAGATATAACAAAGCAAACAAAACGAGCCGCATACGCATTGAGCAGAAGCATCCAAGCAAATGGTATTAGGGGAACGCATTTTGTTAATAACACATTGACACCACAATTCATAGAAGAATTTGAACAAATAATGATGGAAAGATTTCAAAAACGAGTAACAATAAAAATAAATTAAAATGGCAATATCGGTATTAAATTCCCCAAATGATGTAACACAATGTTACAATCCAGAAAGATATATTGTTAGTAGTTCAATAGCCGCAACTGCAAACCAATTTCGTTTTATTTGTGATGTTAGGGATTCAAGCAATAATGTTGTAACACGATTAAAAGCAGATAAAGATGTAATTGCAAATGTAGCAGTTCCAAGTGGCATTGGATATTTTGATGTTTCAAGTATTGTTAGGACATTGATTGTTCCAGCAAAATTGCCTATAACAACGGCTGGATTTCTCAATCTTGCAACACCAAATGGTTTGACATCTAAATATAGTGTTATTCTTGGTGAACAATATATTGACAACACAACAAATCCACCATCTGTTGTTACAACTGGTTTGGTAACACAATCCGATAAATACGCAGTTTATAATGGATTGCCTCAATTGGATTTTATAAACAACACACCAGATTTAATGACCACAAGATATCCGACTGGTAGTGGTGCAACGCTAACATCATATTTGCCATTGGTCAGTTGGCTAACAAAATATGTTTATTCAGACACATATGATTGGTTGTTTATGGGACAAAACATAACAAGTGGCAATGTTATAACATCAGCAAGGGTAGAATATTTTAATGCACAAAATACATTGTTACGAGGATTTAATGTTACGGCTGGTGGGACTACAAATACCGCAGTTATTAAAAGATTTGCATCTGGTCCAATGAATATTAAAGCATTAACATCTGGTCAATGTTCAGATGGTTCTGCTGGTAGTGTTTTGTTTCCAGATTATGAAAATGGAAGTTATACAATACAATTTGTTACTGCATCAAGTTCGCCAACAATAGCCGTAAGGTATGTTATGAAACAATGTACACCATACAAGAAAATAGGGTTATGGTTTGTTAATAAATTTGGTGTTATTGAATCGTTTTATTTTGCCTACAAAAACCGAAAAACATTAGAGATAAATAGAAACACATTTTTAAGAAATATGCTTTCATTTGTTCTTCAATCTGGCGGTGGAAGTACTACAAGAGTCTATGAAACAACGGCAACGCAAGTTTATTCTGGAAATCAAAAACCAAGTTGGAATTTAAATTCACATATCCTAACAGAATCAGAATATGATTGGTTGCAAGAAATGTTATATTCCCCAATTTGTTTTTTGGATTTATCACAAATAACTGGCTCAACAACATTAGTAGAATGTGTTATTGCCACATCAAGTTATAACATAGTAAAAAGGGCAAATGACAAACAAAAATCATTGAACATTCAAGTGGATGAAAGTTATATTAATAACATATTATGAGCAACATTCGTATAAAAATATTCCCATTAAATGATTCCAACCAAGAAGTACAATACTTATTGGATTTAAATAGTGAATTAGATATTGCCGTAACATATGCTATTGATGATTTAGAAGATATAACAAAACGCAAAGCATCGTTTAGTAAAACAATAACAATTCCCAACACATCAGAAAATGCCAAAGCGTTTAAATTCGCTTATAACATTCAATCTTTTGCTGGTGGTTTTACACCTAACAAAAAAATTAGGTGTATTGTTGTTCAAGATGGATTAGAAATATTTCAAGGTGTATTACAATTGTTATCGGTATCAAAAACCAATAATAATGTTACTTATGAATGCTCAATCTTTTCCGAAGAAATAGATTTTTACCAAACAATAAACAATAAATTGTTATCCGATTTGTCTGGATTAACTGCAATGGCTCACGCACCAACAAGTGGCATTGTAGAAAATAGTTGGGTTAATGGATATTTAAGCGGATTTGTTTATGGTTTAGTAGACAATTATGGTGCTAATGATGTGTTACAACAAAACATTACACCAAGAATACCTTGGTATAAATTCACACCATCAGTATATGTAAAACATTTGATTGATTTAATATTTAAAGAAAGCGGTTACACATATGAATCTACATTTTTTAATTCCTATTTATTTAGGTCATTGGTTGTGCCGTATTCTTTGGATAAGGCTGGAACACCAACATCTGGATTTAATTCGTACATAGCCGCAACTGGTAGTATTTCATTTCCAAATTATACAAGCCAAGCGTGTGTTACTGGAACAATAAATCAAAAGAAACGCATTCCATTTAATTTAGACAATAGTGGAATTTTTTATGATAATTCTGGTTATTGGGATGCAACAACAAATGTTTTTACAACTCCTAACAATGGTGTAAATAGTGTTTGGGATTTTAATGCCAGTATAACACCATTGTTTACATTAAACACAACCACAATTAATTTATACATTGCAATACAAAAAGTAATTGGTTCAACACAAAGCAATCCAGTTGTACCAAATACATTGTATTCAAGAACGCAAACATCACAACAAGGAGATTCTGCGTTTTATGTCAATTGGTCTAACATAACATTAGAGCCTAACACATCTTATGAGTTTGTTGTTGGATTCCAACCAACACAAAACTTAACTGCAATTGTAGGTCTTGATGGAAGAATTATTAGTGGTGCGCCAAAGACGGCATTGGTCATAAAAGGTGTTGAAGTTTTTGACCAATACGATTTCAAAAAAGTAGTTCCAAAAGATGTAACACAAGTTGATTTAATTCAAGATTTGCAAAAGATGTTTAACTTGTACATAACGCAAGATAGACAAAATAGCAAAAAATTATACATTGAACCTTGGAAAGATTTTTATGATGTTGGCAACAACGCATTGGATTGGACAGAAAAAATAGATGAAGGTGCAGACCAAACCATAACAAATGGAATGTCTAATAACATTAAAAATGTTATATTTAAATATAGGCAAACAAATGATTATTTGCACAAATCATATAAGCAATTGTACCCAACAGACGAAAGTGGTTATGGTGGCATAGATGCAGATTTGCAGAATTATTACGGAAAAGGAAGCCGTATAACAGAACTTAAATGTGCTACAATAATTCCAGCAACATTTCAAGGTGCATTGCCAATTGGTAGAACTTGGGATTATGATGGGTCAGCCGTTTCTGCTAACATAAGACCATTGGAATGTGGATACCGAATTGCCCAATACAATTTCTTATCGGCATATCAATTTGAATATTTGTATAATCCAACAGATGTTTCATTGGAATATTTGCCGTTTATATCCCATATAAACAACCCAAATAACCCAACAATAGATTTAGCATTTGGTATGCCCAAACGCATATTTTATAATGCACCAAATGTTAGCGGAAACATATTGTACACTAATAACAATTTGTACAACGCTTATTGGAAAAAGTACATTGAGGAAATTATGTCCGTTGATGCAATGACATTAACGGCATATGCTTTGCTAACACCAAGGGATATAAACAATTTGAATTTTAACAAATTAATATTCTACAAAAACATATTGTTTAGATTAATTAGCATTGAAGATTATATTTTGGGTAAACAAATGTTAGCCAAAGTAACATTGCGTAGAGTATTGGATTTGCCAAATTTTGTTCCTACATCTTTGATACCAGTAACAAATGACCCACCAGCAATAAAAACATCAGAATCAGCAAATGCCGTAAAAGAATATAATCCAGTATTAGGAGGCAAAGTAATACCCATAACACAAGGTTTGGTTGGTGCAACTTGGGAAGGCACATATGTTTCTTCAACATTGTATGCACCAACAGAAATTGTTCAATACAATGGTGCATCTTGGATAGCAAAAGATTTTGTTACTGGAATAACACCAGCCGTAACTGCACCAGATTATTGGACATTGGTAGCCGATAAAGGTGCAAACGGAACAAACGGAACAAACGGAACAAATGGAGCGGATGGTGTTGATGGTGCAATAAGTGGACGCTGGAAATTTAACGATAATAATTCCACACCAAGTGCTGGAACAACAGAATGGACAAGTGATAACGATAATTTTGATTCTATAACAATAATTTACATAGATGAAAAAGAATTTGCAACACAATCTGATTTTACCACATATTTCCAAATAATGGAAACATTTGTTAATTTTCCAGTATATGTTTATTTGCAAGTAACTGGTGTGCAAGACCCAAGCCAAAAGGCTTTATATCTTGTTACGGCAATAACAGATGAAGGTAGTTATTGGAGGTTGGATGTAACACATCAATATTCTGCTAACAATCCACAAAACACAAAAGTTTATAGTTTTTCATTTGTTGCAATGGGCATTGGTCCAACTTAACACGAAATACACAAACAATAACATTACACAAACATCAATAACAATGGCTAAAAAAAATGAAGTAATAGCAGAATTTGGTGCAGAAGATAAAAGCAATAATGCTATTCAGTCGGCAAAAGCAAGGCTGAAAGAATTAAAGCAAGAAATGACTGCACTTGCTTTGGCTGGAAAAGCGAACACAGAACAATTTAGGGCATTATCACAAGAGGCTGGAAACCTAAATGATACAATGGCTGATGTTAGCCAAACAATAAAAAATGTTGGGAGTGATACAAAACAAATTGAAGTTTTTAGCGAAGCGGTTAGAGGCATAGCGGCTGGATTTGCTATTGCCCAAGGTGCTACGGCATTGTTTGGGGAAGAAAATGAAGAATTGCAAAAGACCTTGGTGCAAGTTCAAGGTGCAATGGCATTGTTAAATGGTGTTACGGAAATAACAAATTTGTTACAAGCCGAAAGCCAAATAATGATTAGAGCAAATGCAATAGCACTTGGGTTGTATAACAATGCTATGCGAGTGTTTGGTGTTACCACAACAACGGCTACAATATCATTACGAGCATTTAAAATTGCATTAGCCACAACTGGTATTGGTGCGGTTGTTGTTGCGTTAGCATACCTTGCCGAAGGGATGGCGAAAACAACCAAAGCAACAAAAGATGCAGAAAAAGCCAAATTGAATTATGAAAGCGTAAAAAGTAATTCTGAAAACAGAATAAAAGAATTTGACAATGAAACAACAATTATTGTTAATAATTTAAAAATTAGAAACGCATCCGAATTGGTAATTGCTAAAACAATTGCTGAACGGATTAGATTGCGTAACATAGAATCCCAACAAATCATAAATGCAAATCAATCTGAAATTGATAGGTTAAATAAATTACAAGCAAAGCAAAAAGAAGTAATTGACCAAAACAATGAATACAGAAAAAAAGCACAACAATGGAATAACGAAAATAAAACAACTGGCATTGGTGGTAATTTAACTGGTGGTGGTGGATTTAATGTTAATCCATTTGCCAGAATGGTGCAAGATTTAAGTGGAGAAGAAAAAAACTTTGCCGAAACACAAGCCATAATTGACAAACTAACAACAGAAACAATTCAATTAAAACAAAGCATTACCATCTTAACACAAGAAGGACAATTAGGAATTAATCAAGCAATAAAAAATGCTGGTAAAACAACAACAGATTCGGCAAAAAAGAATTTAGAAGATGTTAGGGAATTTATTGAACAAGCAAGACAAACCATTAGGGATGCAAACGAAACACAACAACAACAAGAATTAAATGCTATTGATGATAGGTACAAACAAATAGCATTAAAAATCATTAAAGGTTCAGATGAAGAAAAGCAATTAATTGAATTAAAAGAAAAAGAAAAACAAGCCGTAAGGGATAAGTATAACAAAGAACAAAATGAGAAATATATTGAGTTCTTAAAACAACAAAATATTGCATTAAGGAAAGCCAACAAAACAGAATTAGAACAATCCATTATTGATGTTGAAACGCAATTTGAAGAATTGTTAAATCAATTTAAAATTGGTAGTGATGAACGAATAGCGTTAGAATTATTGTTACAACAAAGGTTAGCCGCAATACGCAAAGAATATGCCGATAAACAAGCAATTGAAGATAGTAAAAATTTTGATAAATCATTAGACGCACTTGGGGATTGGATTGGGGAATGGATAACAAAATCCAAACAATTAGTAGCAACATCAAAAGAAAACACATTTGATTTATTACAAGATGCAACAACATCTGTATTTGGGGCAATAGATGATGTTATAACATCAACGGCTGGTAAATCAGAAGCCGCACAACGCAAAGCCTTTGAGCAATCCAAGAAATTCGCATTGGCAGAAACAATAATTAGCACATATGCGTCTGCCCAAAAAGCCTATCAGTCGCAATTAAATTTGTTACCAGATTCCCCAATTAGAGCGGCAATTGCGGCTGGTTCAGCAATTGTTGCTGGTCTTGGTAGGTTTGTCAAAATTCAGCAAACACAATTTGAATCAGCATCAATGTCTGGCTCTGGTTCAACTGGTAGTGTTACTGGTGGAATGCAATCCCCAAATTTTGGTGGTGGTGCATTAAATCCAAATCCATCATTGGGCAATTTGTCAAACCCAAATGCAAACAACCCAAATTTTAATATGTCAAATGGACAAAGCACAACACAACCAATTAGAGCCTATGTTGTTGAGCGTGATGTTACAACAACTGGACAAAGGATTAGGCGGTTAGAAGAATTTGCAACATTAGGCAATTAATGTTATTTATGTTATATGGATTTCCCAGTTTATAAAATGACAATTGACGAACTAACAGAAGGTGTTCAATATGTTAGTTTGGTGGATTTACCAGCCATTGAAAAGCCATTCCAAGCCTTTGACAATAAAGTGTTACAAAGGTTTAAAGAAACACCAGAACAAAGGGTTTTATCTGGACCTCTAATGTTAGCGGATGTTCCGATTTATCGTGAAGATGCTACCTATGGTCAATATTATGTTGTGTTTGACAAAGACACAATTCGTAAAATTGTCCAGAAATACTTTAAACAAGGTAACCAACACAATGTAAACGCTTTTCATAACACAGAATTGGATGGTGTTTTTATGTTTGAATCTTACATAATTGACAAATCCAGAGGCATTAACCCACCAATTGGCTATGAAGATGTTACGGATGGTTCTTGGTTTGGTTCATTTAAAGTTGAAAATGAGCAAGTTTGGGAAAACAGAAAAGCATTTACTGGTTTTTCAGTTGAAGGTTTGTTTGGGATGAAACCAACAACAACAGAATTAGAATTGTCATTTAACGCATTAATTGAAGATTTGACATATTTTTTGCAACATTTAAACAAAACAAATAATTATAACAAATGATGAACTTAAAAGAATCAATTGAAGCAATGCGTTTAGCATTACGCAGTTTCACAACACAACAAAAATTTGCTGATTACAAATTAGCAGATGGAACTACAATCCGCATTAATGGGGATTTGGTCAATGGTGCAGAAGTATTTGTTGTTACAGATACGGAAGTTTTACCAGCACCAGATGGCGAACACACCATTGAAGGTGTTGGTGTTGTTAAAACATTGAATGGCAGAATTTCAGAAATTGTTGCAACACAAGAACCAATTGTTGAAGAACAAATGGAAATTACACCAGAGATTGCAAGTGATGTTACAGAAGAAATTGCTGGTGGTTATCCAGAACTAACACCAGATGTAGTTGAAGAAATTGTCAAAAAACATTTGGTTGCAATTATGGAAGAATTAAAACTTGCATATGCCGAAATGGGAACAATGAAAGAGAAAATGTCATTGTTTGCAACACAAATTAATTCAATGGTTGATATTGTTGAAACAATTGGTAATGAACCATCAAAGCCAAATACAATAACAACAAACGCAATTATTGAAAACAAAAAGACAATACAAGAACACAACTTTTCACAAGTAGCAGAAACACTTAAAAAACTTAAAAACAAATAACAATTTAAACAAAAAACAAAATGGCATACAATTTTGGAAACCTTTCGGTTTACACCGAACAAAACAGATTGCCTCTGATTACCAAAGCAATCTTTGATGCACGAAGTGCTAAACTTTTTACACCACAAGTTGGTATTAAAAGTTCAGCCGCTTTGAACTTGATGGACACAACCCTAACATTATCAAGTGGTGGTGCTTGTGGTTATAGTCCATCTGGTACTACAACATTAAATAATAGGGTATTGACCGTTGGACGAATGAAAACACAAGAAACATTGTGTCCAAGGGAATTAGAACAATATTGGATTCAAACTCAATTGTTGGCTGGTAGTAACGCTGGTGCTGAATCCGTTCCATTTGAGCAACAATTTGCTGAATTGAAAGTTAAGAAAATTGCCCAAGCAATGGAAACGGCAATTTGGTCTGGTAACGCATATTTTTCTGGTATAATTAGTTTGCTAACTGCTTCTGATGCAACTGGTTCTGTTGTTAGTGCAAACACCGCCAATACATCAACCATTACAACTGGTAACATTATTGGCATCTTTAACACAATTTACGAAAATGTTCCAGCCGCAATTATTGGTAAGGATAACTTGGTTGCATTCTGTGGTTGGGATACTTTCCGAACGCTAACAAATGCCGTAGTTGATAAGAATTATTTTAATTGGTATCAAGACCCCAATGCACTTGCAAATGGCGAAATAACATTCCCTGGAACAACGATGAAAGTAATTGCAGTCAATGGTCTAAATGGTAACATTGCTTCCAAAAGACATATTGTTGCAACACATACTACAAATTTGTTTTATGGAACAGATTTGCTGTCTGACGAAGAACAATTTAATATTTGGTATTCCAAAGACAACGATGAAGTTAGAACGCAAGCCGTTTGGAAGGCTGGTGTACAATTCGCCTATGGAGAAGAAATCGTCCGTTGGACACAAGCCTAAATTGTTATAACATATGTGTACTCTAACAAGTGGTTATTCTCTGGGTTGTTCAAGGAACAATGTCGGAGGTATGCGGTCAATTCGTGTTGCTAATTTTAACACAACTGGCTCTGTTGCCGTAACAACTGCGAATGTTGTTACTGCATTTACTGGGTATGCAAGTGCTGGTACTGGTGGTAACAATGCGTTTTACACCTACAATTTGACAAAATCAACTTCAATGTTTAAGGAAGCAATTGTTGGTAGTTTAGAAAACGGCACAACATTTTACCAACCAGAAGCAACATTTGTTATTAACAAATTGCAAACGCAAGTACGAAACCAAATGGCTTTAATGGCACAAGGTCAATTGGTTGCAATTGCAGAAGATAGAAATGGAAGATATTGGTTGTTAGGAATTGACAATGCTTTGGATATGCTTACTGGTTCACAAGATTCTGGTACGGCATTTGGGGATAGGAACGGCTATGCATTCACATTAAACGGAATGGAAAGCAGACCTATGTTAGAAGTATCTGGGTCATTGTTAGCAACAATTACAAGCCCAACAACAATGGTTGGTGCATAACACTAATTTGTTGTTATATTTGTAAGGTTTTCATTCATAATTAAAGGGTTGACAGAGCCTCACCAGAAATGGTGGGGCTTTGTTATATTTGTCAAAATTTGTTATAAAATGAAAGTATGTATTTGTTACAATGTGCATCCAACTGGTTGCAGTTATTATCGGCTGGAAATGCCTAATGCGTATATTGCTGATAATTACCCAGATGTAGATTTTGTTAGCACAAATAGTTTGCTGGATTTGACAAAAGAACAATTAGCAGACATTGACATTTTTTTGTTTAATCGGTACTGGTTGTTAGGGAGCAATGAAGATATAGAAACGATGTACAATGGATTAAAGCAATTAGGGGCAAAAGTTGTGTTAGATATGGATGATTATTGGGTTTTGGAATCTGGGCATCCAATGTATGTTGATTATGTCAAAAACAAAACGGCTGAAAAGTTAAGGCATCAAATGAGGTTGGCAGACCATATTATAACAACAACCACATATTTAGCCGAAGCCATTACACCATTGAACAAAAACATAACAATATTGCCCAATGAACCATATGACAAATACCAACAATTTGTTCCAGATTTAGACCAAGAACAAGAAAAAGAATTGACAAAATTTGGTTGGTTTGGTGCGGCACAACATACAGAAGATATTGAATTGTTGCGTGATTCAATGCAAACATTGTGTTATGATAACACATTAAATGACCGATATAGGATTTATTTGGCTGGTTGGAATGAGCCTAATCCAATTTACAAAGGTTATGAGCAAGTGTTTAGTAACAACAATAAAAACCCAAATTATGGACGCATAAAAGCCGCAGATATTTATTCTTATGTTAGCGGATACAACTTTGTAAATGTTGCACTTGCACCATTAAAAGACACAAAGTTTAACAAATTAAAATCTGAATTGAAAATTGTTGAGGCTGGATGGATGAACAAAGCCATAATTACATCTGATATTATTCCATATTCTGATGTTATAACGCATAACAAAAACGGCATATTGATACCACAAAACAAGAAAAACGGATGGCATAAAGCAATAAAAACCTTGATTAATGACAAAGATATGCGTATTGAATTGGCTAATAATTTAACACAAGACATAAAGAAATTATTTGACATTAAGAAAACTGGTCAAAAACGCTATGAATTGTACCAACAATTGACAAAAAAATAGTAACATTTTGTCAATTAAGTATTTATAATAAAACGATGTTATACTTTACCACAAATAGTAGTAACACAATAGAAGTTACTTGGTCTGAAAGGCAAAAATCTGGAACAAGATATTTGTTACAATTACGCAGTTTATCATCAAACGAAACAACAAATATTTTGATTACCAAGAGCAATAATCAATCTGTTATTAAAGACAGATATGACCTATTTACAATTACAATTCCAGATTTAAATGAAGGAACATATAGTTACATTGTATATGATTGCACAAGCGGAATTGCAAATGCAACTGGTGTTGTTGAAACTGGCATTGCTTATATTCAATTACAAGAAGCAAATACAAAAACATATCATTCAGATATAAACTACAAAGAATATGCAAATTGATAAAAAACAAATTGCTCAACAATTTATGCAATGGTCTGGCATTGAACACAAAGTGCCGATTATGTTGGATAACAGAACTGGCAAATACATAACATATGGTCTTAACAATGAATACCCATATTATTTGCTGGATATGTACAGACGCAGTTCAAAGCATAACGCAATTGTAAACGGCAAAACAAATTACATATTTGGAAAAGGTTGGAGGGTAACACAAGAATCCACATTGGAAGATGAAGCCATTTATAACAAGTTTTTTAAAAACGCATTCAATGATGAAGATTTAAATGATGTTACGGAAAAACTAATATTGGATTTAGAATTGTTTAATGGCTTTGCTATTGCAGTTCAATGGAGTAAGATTGGCACAATTCATAGTTACGAACACATTCCATTTGAAAAGATTAGGGTAAATCGTGATAACAAAGGATTTCAGATAGCAACTTGGTATGATGAATTAGGCAATCAAATATTTCCACACGATAAGGATATAGAAAAAATTGAATGCTTTGATGCTAACAATAGAATTGGTAGGCAATTATTTTATTATCGTGTTTATTCGGCTGGTGTTAAACATTATCCATTGCCAGAATATTTGGGTGCATTGGCTTGGATTGAAGCAGATGTTGAAATTGCAAATTTTCATAACAACAATTTGCGTAACAATTTTTGGGGTGGGTATTTAATTAATTTTAATAACGGCATACCAACACCAGAAGAACAAGATGAAATTGAACGGCAAATAAAAAACAAGTTTTCTGGTACAGATAACGCTGGTAGGTTTGTTGTAACATTTAATGATGATGCAAGTAAAGCACCATCATTGTTACCATTGACACCATCGGATATGGACAAACAATTTTCAATGTTAAATGATGCCGTACAACAAGAAATTTTTATTGGGCATCGTTGCACAAATCCATTATTATTTGGTGTTAAAACAGAAGGTCAATTGGGTGGTAACACAGAATTGGTTTCATCGTATGAAATTTTTAAATCTGTTTATGTAGATGATAGAGTGCAAAAAATTGAAAGGATGATTAATTATTTAGCATCTTTTAATGGTGTTACAACATTGGAATTAATTCCAAAAGACCCTATAACACAACAACTTTCCGAAACGGCATTGTTACAAGCAATGACCAAAGAAGAATTGCGTGAAAAGGCTGGATTGCCAGAATTGGAAACAAAGCAAGAATCATCTGTAAAAGATGTTATTGAAGCCATCAATTCGCTATCCCCATTGGTTGCTAACAAAGTATTGGAATCAATGTCCCCAAATGAAATTAGGGCATTGGTATCATTGCCACCAAAACCAGAAGGCGAAGTAATTTCAGACATTGATGTTACAACACAAGTTAGTCCAGAGCCAACAAAAGAACAAGGTTTAATTTCAAATGAACATTTAAGAAAATTAAGTGGTAGGGAATACCAAAATCTTATGAGAATTGTTAGACAATATACCCAAAATAAAATAACATTAGACATTGCAAAGACAATGCTAACGGCTGGATTTGGATTGAGCGAAGATGAAATTAACACAATATTGGGTGTTCGTGAAGAACAACAATTTAGTGTTATTAAAGGTGGTGAAATAGAATGTGTTTGGGGGGAAAAGGAATACCAAGTGTTAAATCAACTTGGTTTAAAATTGGGCAAAAATGCAGAAGATTATATTGTGTTACACACAAAGCATTTGCCAATTATAACTGAAATGCAAGACATTGATATGACATTGGATAGTTATCGTTTATATGCCTTTGCTGAAATGTCAGTTGAAGATAAAGATTTGGATAAGCGAATTTTAGCACATCACAAAAAATATCCAAATGATGGTGCAAAACAAATGGCTAATGCATTAGGTGTTAGCGAAACAAAAGTAACAAAACGCATTGCTTATTTGGTTGATAACAATAAGTTTCCATATCAAGAAGAAGTTGAAAGGAAAATTAAAAACAAAACACAACCAGAAGAAGAAAAAGTAATTGAGGTAATGTATAAATACGAATGGCGAAGTGGCGAATTTGATGATTCCGATTTGGTAACATCAAGAGCATTTTGCAGAACAATGATGAATTTGAGTCGGTCTGGCAAAGTGTACACCAGAAAAGACATCAATGCTATTTCTGATGTTATGGGTTATAGTGTTTGGAATAAGCGTGGTGGCTGGTACACGGAATCAGATGGTGTTAGGTCACCAAGTTGCAGACATATTTGGCAACAACAATTGGTAATTAGGAAAGGCAAAAAATTAATTTCACTATGAACAAGGCATTATTTATAACAGAACAAACATTGATTGAGAATTCAGTCATTAATGAGAATGTATCTTATACAATGATTAGACCAACCATTGTTAAGGTTCAAGAAATGCGGATACAACCAATTTTAGGTTCTGCGTTGTACAATGAAATTGTAACACAAGTTAAAACAACACCACAAGTAATATCAGCACAAAATGTAACATTGTTACAAGACCATATACAACCTTGTATTATCCAATGGTTGTATTATGAATTGCCATCTGTGTTGTCATTCCGTTTTGTCAATAGGGGAATGGTACGGCAAACAAGTGATAACACAACACCAATGTCCGTTGATGAAATTGTTAGATTAACGGACAAAGCATTAACAGATGCTGAATGGTATTCTGAACGCATTACAAGGCATTTGATGGAAAATAGAACACTATATCCATTGTGGAATAATCCACCAGCCGCATTGGATACTATTTACCCAAATATGAACAATTACAATACTGGAATGGTATTAAATCGTAACACAAGACGAGGCAATTGGGGATTGGATTACCCATACAATTATGGTAACACAATTTGTAAAGAATGCTAACAAATGGGCATACACAAAACCAACATCATTAAATTAAAGAAATATGTGGAATCAAATCAAGAATGCGTTAATGCAAATAGCAATAAATCATCCGCAAATAAACGCATTCGGAACTGGCAGTCCAATAGACATCGGAACGCATAACACAATTAATTTACGAACAATAACCAGAGAAAGGTTGCAATATCCATTGTTATTTATTGATGTACAAAATGTTAATGTGGACAATGAAGAAATGATTGCATTCACATTTAATATGTTTATTTCCGATAAAGTGGAATCTGGCAAAATTGTAAATGACATTGTTACTGGTGCAGTTAATGCTTGGATGAATAGTGAAGATGAAGTGTTAAACGATACATTGTTTATTGGCTTGGATATTATTAGTGCATTACGCAATGAGCCAACATATAATTGGGAATTTTTGGAATCCAGCAATGGTCAAAGATTTGTTGAAAGTGGGGAAGATATTACTGGCGGTTGGAATTTTACCATAACATTGAATGTGCCTTATCCAAATGTTATTGGTGGTTTGTCCCCATCGGATACTTGCCCATCAATACCTTTGCCACCGCCAATTTTGCCAGAACCATAACACAATTTGCAACATTATTTAAAAAACAATATCTATGTTTAGACTATTCAAACGCAAACAACAAACAAACAAACCTAAATTGACAATTATGCAATCAGCAATTATTGCCTTGTTACGGCACATTTTGACATTTATTGGTGGAACAATTGTAGCCAAAGGATTGATTTCAGAACAACTTATGCTGGAATTGGTTGGTGGATTATTGACATTGTTATCAACTGGTTGGATGTTCCTAACAAAAATTAAAGGCAAAGACGAAGATGCCCAGTAATGACATTTTAATTGTGTTAGCGGTTGCGTTATCCAATATTATAACTTGGATGGCAAAAGGCTGGATTGACAAAGATTCTGTCAATGTCAAACAAGCGAAAGCCGTTTTGGAAATGTGGGAAACAACGGCTAAATCACAAGAAAAAGAAATTGCTGAATTAAAAAACCAATTGGTTGAACTCAACAAAAAGGTTGTTGAAATGCAAAAGCATATTACTAAACTTGAAGTTGAAAATCAACGGCTAAAAAAAGATAATGGTTAAGTTGTTTGTTGTTTTATAACATCATACAAATAACCATATTCTTTTTCTGCATCAAATTGTGGGCAATCTTTTTTGGCATTAGGGAAATCCTTATGTCCAATAATTTTTGCGTTTGGGTATAATGTTAACCAATGCAATAGCAAACCAGCAATTGCTTGTCTTTGTTGGATGGTTCTATTGTCTTTGAATTGACCGCCAACATATGAACAATGCAATGATTCTGCGTTGTAGCCTTTAACACCATTTGTTATAGCATCATCATTAGCCAATGTAACAATGTTACCATTGGATTCAATTATTTTATGATAACCAACAGATTTCCATTTTAATTCGTTTTTCCAATATCGTTTAATGGATTCAACTTTGGTGTTTACTGGTGTAGCCGTACAATGGCAAACAAGATATTTGATGTTACGATTCATTATCATTTAATTTATGGTATAGCCAAAACAATCCAACAACTAACAAAAAAATAATAATTGCTTGTGCATTAATATTTGTTTCCATTTGTTCATTATTGTTATTAGTAAATACACGATTGACAATAAAGTGTTTGTAAATATGATGGTTCATTCTTCTGGATTTAACATAGCAAAATAATAGTCCGTTTTTCTATCAAGATAATTAGCAATATTAATATTGTTTTTGTGCGGATTAAAACCCAAATTGTTTTGGCATTTACGGAAAACACATAACAATTCGTTGTTATTGTTTAAATCTTTTTGTGTTATTGCGTTCATTAACATCAATAACAATTGTAAATATTTTGTGTCATTCATTGTTTAGTTGTTTATATTTTTTGCCATAACAATTCTGCCATATAATTCCCAATTGATGGTAAATGGTTTAATTGTTTCCGAATAATCTGGCTTAATACATTGAACACAAATCTTGCGTATGTGTAATTGCCATTGTCTAAAATTGTTTGGTTGTATTTCGTGTTTCATAAAGGATAAGTTTTTAAAAGGTTTAAGAATTGTTGTGGTGTTCGGATAATAACATAAGTGTAGCCATATGATGTTATGGTTTGTTCCCATTGTTTTTGCAAATCAGATTGTTTGCCTTTGATGGTTTTAAATTCAATAAATACTGCACCACTTTTTGTTAGCAATGTCATATCAGCAACACCAGAAATTAATCCAATGCCTTTTAAATAATAGCCGTTTTTTGCATTGCGAGGATTGTTATAATTCAAAAACAACAACCCATAACAATTTGGGTACAATAGGTTGAATAACCTAACACATTCTTTTTGTAGTAAATATTCTTTGGTCATTGTGCAAATGCTTTGGTGTATTCTAATTG